CGCGGCGATCTGTTGCGGGCTGATCGGGTTCAAAGCGTTCTGGAGGATATGTTGGTCGGATTCCGGACGGCAATTACAACTCTGCCAGATTGGGCCGAGGTGGAATTGGGTCTTGAGGCAGATGCTGTAGCCCGGCTGCAAACCCGCTGCGACCAGGTACTGAAAGATTGCCGGACCGAGGCCGAAAAGATCATCCCGCGCCAAGCGCAGGTGATTGCAATTGGGGCTGAGAATGCGCAGCAGGAACTGGGTCTCTGATGGTCGTGATGCCGGATCGTGTTGCGGGTCCGCTGCAGCGTATCCCGCCGCTGCCGCCGTTTGTGACACCAGAGGATTTGCTGTCGGATGCGCTGCCGATGCTGGACCCGCCCAGCCGGATGAGTGTTACAGACGCCGCTGAAAGCTTTCTGCGCATACCGTTGCGCGGGTCCTGGCAGTCGTTTGATCGCTCAATTGCACCCTATACCGTCGAGCCTGCTGATATCACGCAGTCGCGGCGTTTCAAGGCGGTGGTATTTGTCGGACCGTCGCAAAGCGGAAAGACCATGCTGTTGCAGACAACGGCAATGCACGCGGTGACTTGCGCCCCTGATCCGGTGCAGATCATCCATATGACCAAGACAGATGCGGATGCATGGGTAGAGGAGAAACTGAACCCGCTGATCATGAACAGCCCGGCCATCCGGGAACGATTGGGCAAGGGCCGCGATGACAGCACCTTCAGTCGCAAGCGCTTTCGGGGCATGCCGCTGACCATTGGCTATCCGGTACCAAACCAGCTTTCGAGCCGGTCGCAACGCATGGTCCTGCTGACAGACTATGACCACATGCCGCAACGACTGGGCCCGAAGGACAGCCCGGAAGGCACGCCGTTTATGATGGCCCGCCAACGCATCCGCACGTTCATGTCGCGCGGCTGTGTCCTGGTTGAAAGTACCCCGGCCTTTCCGGTCGTTGATCCCGCATGGCATTTTGATCCGGCGCAGCCGCATCTGTTGCCGCCGGCGACGAATGGCATCGTGCTGATCTACAACGAGGGCACCCGCGGTCGCTGGTATTGGGAGTGTCTGGACTGCCATGAGCTTTATGAACCCCGGATCGATCGGCTGCACTATGATGCCAGCCTGCCGCCTGGGGATGCTGGTGCTGCCGCCCAGATGGAATGCCCGCATTGCCATTCGTTGCTGTCACACAGGCACAAGGTCACCATGAACCGCGCCGCACTGGCGGGGCATGGCGGTTGGTTGCATGAGGGTGCGCGGGTTGATGTGGAAACGGGCAAGCGGGAGTTGGTGCGGATCGATGATGCGAATATCCGCAACACCGATATTGCCAGCTATCATCTGAACGGTGCCGCTGCTGCATTTTCGAGCTGGTCGGAGATCGTGGCACGGTACGAAACGGCCAAACGCCGATTTGAGGAAACCGGAGACGATATCGATCTGTCGGGCATCTTCTATACCGAAATCGGTGTTCCCTATGCCCGCCGAGACATTGATGAAGAGGGTGCAATCACCGTCCAGACGCTGCGGGAAAACCTGCGCGAGCTGCCCTACAAGACCTGCCCATCCTGGGCCCGCTTTGTAACAACCTCAGTCGATGCCAACGGCAGCTGGTTTGCGGTTGCCGTCACCGCCTGGGGGTTGCAGGGCGAACGGATGCTGATTGACCGGTTTGATATTCGACAGCCGTTGGATACCGCCAGAAAAGCGAAGGATCATGACGGTCGCTATCGGGCGATCGATCCGGGAAAATATGCTGAGGACGCAGATACACTGGCGCCACTGCTGGATGAAATCTATCCCGTACAAGGCGAAAACTGGGCGCTGAAACCAAGTGCAATGGTGCTGGACTTCAACGGTCCCGTTGGCTGGTCGGACAATGCGGAAAAATTCTGGCGCAAGATGAAGCGCGATGGCAAGGGCCATCAGGTCTTTCTGTCGATCGGGCGTGGTGGTTTCAAGATCCCGGATCGGGTCTGGTATGCCAGCCCTGAACGTGGATCAAACGGCAAAAAGGCCCGCGCTATCAAGCTGCTGAATATGGCAGTCGACCGGCTGAAAGATTCAGTACTGGCAGCTGCCGCCAGATTGGAAGATGGGCCCGGGGCCTACCCATTGCCGCACTGGTTGGAAGAAGACCGGCTGAAAGAGTTGCTGTCAGAACGTCGCGGCGCTGACGGCTATGAGAAGAAACCCGGCGTGGTGCGAAATGAGACATTGGACTTGTCTGTCCAGGCACTCGCGATTGCAGAACATCGTGGTTTGAACAAGATCGATCCGACAGCGCCCCCAGAATGGATGACGCTGTCGGAAGTGAACCCATTCGCTGTCTGGACCGGCCCTGGCCGCGTCAATCAGGGCGAGCAAGCGCATACAGCGACCTCGGAAAAGCGCGCCATCAAATGGCTGCGCAGGTAGGAAAAGCAATGGCATTTACCCAAGACGACGCGGACACGCTTCGGCGTGCCATCGCATCTGGCGCACGCACCCTGAAACTGAACGGCGAAGAGGTAACCTATGGGTCATTGGCTGAGCTGAAGGCGGCTTTGACAATGGTCGAGGGTGAGTTGGCAGGCGTGTTGCGCAACTCGATTGGCGTCGTTTATCCGCGAACCTCACGGGGCCTTTGAATGAACGTTATCGACCGCGTCGTCAATTTCTTTGCCCCGCAGGCGGGTCTGTCGCGCATCAAGGCCCGTGCTCAAAGCTCTGTTTTGATGAACTATGATGCTGCCTCGAAAGGGCGCCGTACCTATGGCTGGAAATCCCCGGCCACGGCCGCCGATGCCGCAGCATATGGTCAGCGGCCGCAGCTGCGGCAGCTGAGCCGCGACGTGATCCGTAACCGCCCATTGGCAGCACGCGCGCAAAGCGTAATCACGGGGTCAGTTGTGGGTACCGGTATCGTGCCATCGCTGAACATGTCCGGTGCATCTGAGGAGGCAAAACAGGCAGCGTTTGACACGCTGCGCAAGCACGTCTGGTCGCCGAATATTGATGCGCTTGGGGAAAACACCCTGTTTGGGTTGCAGACCATCGTGATGAATACCGTCTTCAGCGACGGTGAAATTTTCGTCCGGCAGCGGATCAGAGAAGCAAGGTTTAACCCTGGTCTGACAATTCCGCTGCAGCTGGAATTGATCGAGGCAGATTATCTGAATGTCACGATCACGAGCCAAGGGCAAAATCAGGTTATTGAGGGGGTTGAATATGGCCCCACTGGCGCAATCGAGGCTTACCATTTCTGGAATCGTCATCCCGGCGATATTCGGGTGCCGCAGAATGGTTTGATTTCCACCCGCTGGCCCGCATCCCGGGTACTGCATATCCGGCGGGCTGATCGACCTGGTCAGTTGCGCGGCGTGCCTTGGCTGGCACCGGTGATGATGACGCTTGGCGAGATCAGCGACTATGTGGAAGCGCAAATTCTCAAGCAGCGCATGGCCGCGCTGGTGGCCGGTGTAATCACATCGACGGCTGACGGAGGCCCCGCAAATACCAAAGCGCTGGAAGATTTGGCCCCCGGCGCCTTGGTGAACGTACCTGAAGGATCAGAAATCAGCTGGACCAATCCACCGCGTGTTGACGGCTATGCCGAGTTCATCAAGCAGGCAGTGGCGATGATCGCAGTCGGCATTGGCGTAACCTACGAGTCGCTGTCTGGTGATCTGAGCCAGGTCAATTTTTCGTCGGCGCAGATGGGCCATATGGTGATGGATCGCAACGTCGAGATTTGGCAAATCATGCTGATCAATCAGTTTTGCGAAGGGGTCGAGCGCTGGCTGATTGAAGCCTGGCGCTTGATGCCGACGTTTCCGACCATGGCATTTGAACTGGATTGGACTGCGCCGCGCCGCCCATTGATCAACCCACGCAACGATATTCCGGCGATGGTGGAGGAGATCGATGCGGGATTATCCAGTCGCCAGCGCAAGCAACGGCAACTTGGCCTCGACCCGGAAACGATCCGCCGCGAGAGGGTCGAGGACATGAATGCAGACAAGGCGGCGGGGCTGCCGCCGATCATGTCGAAAACCTCCGACCAAAC